GACGGGATTGCCCGTTTACGATGGCATTGCTCCTGATAACGACCTAAATGAATATATCGTTTTGGACGGTAGGGCATCAAGCCAAGAACAAGGCAAAAGCGGTTATACAAATTCAAATACTATTATAGTTGACATTATAACAAAAAATGCTAACTTTGGCTATAAACGTTCCGAAACAATATCTAATATGATATTAGAAGAAATAAATTCGGATACTAAAATTACATTACCAAGCGGGTGGACTTCCACTTCTTTGTTTGTAAATAGTATCACAAATTTAGACGGTTTAAATCCTTTGGATAATGTATTTAGAACGCTTATAACATATAATTTAACAATAACTCAAATTTAATAAAATGGCAGAAACTAAAGTATCAGGTAGAGACTACCTCCTATTCGCAGACATAGACGACGACGGTACATTTAAACCGGTTGCTTGTCTTACTTCAAACAACATCACTTCTTCTTTGAACGTGATTGACGCAACTTCAAAATGTGGCGACCAATTCCAACCGGGACCGGCTTACAACCAAACAATCAAGGCGGACGGTTTTGCAATCGACCAAACAGGAACGGCTTCTAAAGACAGTTACAATCAATTGTATTCTGCTTTTATTAACGGTACTGTATTCGATATTAAAATGGGCGAAGCTACTCCTGTTGCGGGTAATGTAACTTATAGCGGTGCGGTATTTATTAGTGCGTTCGATGTAACTGCGGCTGATAAAGAGGACGTAAAGTTCAGCGCTACCTTAACAGTTGCGGTTCCACCTTTAACTCAAACAGTAACAGCTTAATAAAAAACAACAACAACTATGTTCGAATTAAAACTAAACAACAAAACAATCCACTTAAAGTGGGGTACTTGGGCAATGCGTGAATTTTGCGCAATAAACAATATCACTATTGACAAGTACTTTGAACTATTAGGTAAAACGCAATACGATTTAGACATCGTTGTAAAGATGCTTTACATCGGTTATAAGTCAGCGTGTGTTAGTAACAAGCAACCCGTAGAATATACGGAGGACGAAGTTTGTGATTGGATTGACGAGTTAGGCGGACTTTTTAATACTGAAGGTCAATTTATTGAATACGTTAAGTATATTGTTTCGAATACAGTTACAACAGTTCAAGGATTACCTAAAGAAGAAAAAAAAAAGCCTAACAAAACTAAGTTGGGATGATATATTAGTTAAGGCTGCCGAATGTGATATAAGACCAAACGAGTTTTGGGAAATGACTTGGAAAGAGTTTTCTATTATCGTAATGGGTAAAGAAAAAAAAGAGTTAAACGAATGGGCGAGGACTAGAAACCTCGCCTATATTATATACCTAACTAGTACTCACGAAAAGTCGCCTAAATCTTTGAAATCATTTTGGCATATACCGGCAATCGACGACATTGAAGAAGAACCGGAAGAAAGGAAGATGTTAACTCAAGAACAACTTGCAAGAACATTAAAATTGTACGGAGTAAATTAAAATAAAGATGGCAGATAATTTAGATAAATTCGGTATAAGTTTAGACTTAGACGCTTCGGGGTTACAAGCTGAACTTATTAAAGCGCAAAACGAACTACGCAAGTTTCAAGCGCAATTAAAAACATCAACCGATACCACCGAAATTGCAAAGCTAGGCGGTTCGATTTCTGCATTAGAAGAAAAGATTACTCACTTAGGGAGTAGGATGGGTAATATGCAAAAGCCAACCGGCGATGCAACAAATGCTTTAACAAATTTATCTAGGGTTGCTCAAGATGCTCCTTATGGATTTATGGGTATTGCGAATAACCTTAACCCTTTATTGGAGTCGTTTCAAAGATTAAGTAAAGAGTCAGGCGGTGCGGGTGGTGCATTAAAAGCAATGGTAGGTGGTTTGATGGGACCGGCGGGTCTTGGTCTTGCATTAGGTGCGGTATCTTCATTACTTGTTACATTTGGCGACGACATAAAAGAGTATGTTCAAGGACTTTTAGATGCAGACGGAGCAACTAAGGAAATGAAATCCGCACTTGCTTCTATTGGGAATGAATTTACCGGCGCAGTAGAAAAGGTTGACAAAGTTAAAATTGCTTTTGAGGAATATCATAAAGGAGTATTAACAGGGGACCAAGCGTTAAAAATATATAACGATACATTAGGAGCCAATTTAGGTGTAAAAAGTAATATAAACGAAGCAGAAAGGGTTTATAAGGAAAAAACTGCCGCCTATGTTGAAGCGTCTTTTCAAAGAGCATTAGCGGACGCTGCAAGTAAAAAAGCTGCGGAAGAATTATTAAAACAAAAAGTTGCTCAAGCGGAAGGACCTAAACTTGGTTTCTCGGATTACGCTGCGGGTTTTGGAATGGGTAATTTTGATTTATCGGGTGCTACATATAAAAAAGCTGCTCAAGCTAATTTAGATAATACGGTCCAATCAACTAAGGATGCAATTAAAATTTATCAAAAAATTGCTGAAGATGCAAGAACTGCTTCCGATACAATTGCGAAATCATTTAGCATTAACTTAGACCCTGAAAAGACTAAAAGACCCAAGTCAGCTGCTAAAGCAAGTTTGGATATTGATACTTCGGAATTAGATTTATTAAAAAAGAAGCAACAATTATACAAAGACGACATTGACGCATTTAAAGATTATGCGGATAAAATTGTATTAGAAGAAGAAAGGATTGCTATATTAAAAGCGCAACACAATAAAGCAAGTGCAACTGAAATAGCAAACATTCACGAAATAGCTCAAACAAATCTTTTGCAAAACCAAAAGAATTTGGGTATTGAAATAATGAAGATTGCTGACGAAAACACTAAAGAAAGGGAAAAACAAGAAAAGGAGGCAGCTAAAAAGGATTTAGACGAAAAAAAGAAGGCTGCAAAGGATGCAATAGGTGTTATTCAGGACCAAATGGATGTTGAGGAGAAACTTGCGGGTAAAGATTTCGACAAGAAAAGGGATGCCGTTAAAAAGGCAATGGCTGAAATGAAGTCTTTAATGACTAAATCAAATAATCCCGAAATAGTTGACGATTTAACCAAGTCTTACGACAAATTAGGCAAGAGGTTGAAGATGTTGGACATAGAGGAGCAAGAGGAAAAAACTAAGAAACTAAATGAAAGTTATACGGATTTTGCTAAAACTGTATCTAAAGGAGTTTCCGATGGTTTAATGACAATGTTTGACGCAATGCAAAAGGGCGAAAGTCCGTTAAAGGCGCTTACTGATATGATAACTAAAATGGTTGCTGAATTAGCCGCTGCGGTTGTTCAAGCGTTAATATTTAAAGCAATTATGTCCGCGTTTGGATTAGGCGGATTAGCGGGAGGCGAAGAAGGAGGCGGAGGCGGATTACTTGGCGGTATTGGTAAGATATTTGGATTTGCGGAAGGTGGAATCGTTTCCCGTCCAACGATTGCAATGGTGGGAGAAGGAGGACAAAGCGAGGCAATTATGCCATTGAATAAGTTAGGTAATATGATGAATAGTACTTTTAATTCGGGAGCAATGAGCGGAGCCGGTGGCGGAGGCGGTAACGGACAATTTGTATTAAAAGGAAGCGATTTAATTTTAGCAATGAATAGAAGTAATTTCTCACTAAACGTTAGGAGATAATGAGTTATAACATACATTGGACAAGTTCAGCAATATCTAAAAACGAAAATGTTTACCAATTAGATATTTACGATAAAGATTATACAGGGGACCCAATTACCGTTCCCGTAGGGGAGCAACCGTTTGTCATAAAAGCAAACGCTGCAAGTGATAATCAATATGAAGCGTTATTAGCAAGTGAGTTAAGAGTTGTTTTGAATATAACAAACACTCAAGAGGACTTTATTGACTTCTCAAATGAGGACCAATTCAAGTACTTTGGTATATTAAGTTACGACGATAATATAGTTTTTCAGGGTTGGTTATTGCCGGATGCAATGACAATGCCATTCTCAACGGGGGAGGTTGAATGTGGGTTTTCTTTTATAGATGGTTTGGCAATGCTAAAAACTATTTATTACACTCCTTCAAACTTAAACACTTCTATTTTAGAGAATACAAGGCAAACAATTCAAAACTGCATAAACGCTTTAAATTATCCTTTTGGGTATAATATAAACATAGCGGTTTCAATATTTGCCGGTGGGATGCAAAATAGGACTGCGGATATTAAAAACGAGCCATTGTCGCAATCTTATATGTATGTAAACAATTGGTTCAACTCAAGCCAAATTACAACTCCAAATATTGACCCGTTTTATTATAGTGATTTCATTTCTTGTTACGAAATATTGGAGTACATAATAACAGGTTGGGGATGCCAACTATTCCAAGCGAATGGCGAATGGTATGTTGCAAACGTTAACGAAATGGCTTCGGATAATATTTATGTAACTAAATACGACGAAACAGGCACTTACATTTCAGCAAGTAACAGTCATATAAATTACACTATAAAGCCGTACGACGGGCAAGACGAATTATACTTTGTAGATAATAGCCAAGCAAAAATATTAAGACAAGGTTTCTCACAAATATATTTTACGACTAAATCGGAGTTCGCGGTTAACTATATTGATAACGGTTACTTGAGAAGATTAACGGGCGGTGTTCCTTACGGTTGGTTAACACAAACTTTTGGTACGGGAACGGTTACTTTTAGTACGGGGGAAATAGCCAACTATTATAACTTAACTTATTCTTCAGTAGGAACCTTCGACTCGTTTGCGGGTGTTAGACCAATATATACTAAATATGTATGCCTTGGCGACATAATGGACGTTAAGTTTAATTATAAGCTAATAGATAACCCAATAGACGAGAAGCCAATATGTACTGTTAAAATAGAAATAGTTTATGGCTCAACAACTTATTACTATTCAAAGAATGAAACTTGGGAAATAGCGGGAGCAAACCCCGAGTATTACCAACCTACCGGCGATTTAACCCCAAACAAAGTAAACTCGATTAGTTTCTCAACGGCTCCAATACCGGTAACAGGGCAGTATTATTTTTCTGTTAGGGTAAATCCGCCTCAAACGGGATTACTACAAACGCAAACAAGCATTGACGTAAGCGTATTTTCGATTACGTTTTCTAATAATTACTCATATAATTTAGTTTCAGTACAAAAGGAAACTACCTTTCAAAACAAGAAAACAGTTGACGGTTATATTGGAGCAAGGTTTGGCGAAAACTTTAATTCAATTGGTGCAATTATGGACATTTCAGGATTGAATGTGTATTCTTATTGGTATCGACAACCCGAAGCTGGAAGCGGATATTACTCAATAAACTTGGTTGGTATAATTGCCGAAGATTACTTCTTTACGCAATCTAAGGCGCAAATTAACGTTAGCGGTTCTTTGATGTCATTAATGAGCAAGAAAACAGGGGAGTCAACTAAAAGCCATTTAAGTTTATTTGCTTCTATAAAAGTATTAGATACTTCTTTAGGTCCTAATAACATTACGGAGAAATATTACATACTAGGCAATTGTGAACTTGATTTGATTGAGGACACTTTAAACGGTGCTACATTATTGGAGGCTTCCAACGTAAGAATACCAAACATAATCAAAAATGCTAATTTTACGGTTGAACAATAAAATAAACTAAATTTGTAACATGGCAGACAAAGTAGAAGGTAAAAATATAATGCTCTATTATCACGAAGCGCCTTCGGAGGCTTACCCCGATGGACGTGATATTCCTTTTGCGTGTTCAACTAACTGCGTTTTTAACGTAACGGTGGACCAAAAAGAGGTAACAAGTCAAACTTCGGCTTGGTATAAGGAGTACAAAATTGACATGGCTTCATGGACAATTAGTTGCGATGGCTTAGTTACTTTAAATGGTTACGGCTATTTAAACTTTTTAAATATACAAAAGAATAGAACCCCAATAAGTATAAAGTTTGTTATCGATAACGGAGTTGACGGATTGGTAATTATTAGCGGTACTTGTAACCTATCTAGTTTTCAGTTGAGCGGTCCATTCAAGGACATTGCAACTTACTCGGTTAGCTTACAAGGAACAGGCGCTTACGGTACTTCGGGAACTTCGCTTAACCCAAGCGGTACGGTTATCGTTGCGGGTGGGGTTGTTACCGATAAGCAATACACGGCTGCGGGAGCGGAAACGACAATTACTTGGACTGATATGATTGGCAAGACTTGTCTTTATGTATCAAGAGGTGGGGTTGACGTTAGGGACATTGTGGGTAGTGGTGCAACGGGCGAACAAGTTGCGTGGAACTCAACGACGGGAGTATTAACATTCCCTAGAGCGCTTGAAAG